CATTCAAAAGTTACAAAGAGAGTTTGGCGTCCTTGATGATGAGCTGCGCCCTGCCTATCAGACCTTAGCGGTTGCCACACAGGACTCAGCCGAATCTCAAAGACTATTACAGATCGCTTTAGATATTAGTGCGTCCACAGGTCGCGATTTAGGTTCTGTTACAGGTGCGCTATCAAAGGCATTTTTAGGTAATAACACAGCCCTGAGCAAGTTAGGCTTAGGCATCTCTAAAGCTGATCTCAAAGCTAAGTCTTTTAAGCAGATTACCGACCAGTTAGCCACTACCTTTGCCGGGTCTGCGACCGAGTCTGCTAATTCTTTGCAAGGCTCAATGGACAAGTTATCTGTTGCCTCAAATAACGCTAAAGAGATTATTGGCGAAGGCTTAGTAGATGCATTGCAAGCATTAGGCGGCGAAAACTCTATTGAGGATCTTGCTGTAAACATGGAAAGTTTTGCTCAAAAAACCGCAGATGCAATATCAGGCGTAGGTATCTTAATTGCAAAACTAAAACAAAACTCACCAATTCTTGAAAAGTTATTTGACTTTGCAGCCAATGCCCGAGGTGTGGCACAGGCGTTGGGCGAAGTAGCAAGAATTCAAGAAGAAGCGTTGGCTGCTAGAACTAACTTTGGTGCTGCTTCAGGTGCTACAGGATTTGACAAAGGCTTTGGCACAACAGCCAAAATAATTAAAAACTCTAAAGTCCTTACAGCTGAGGAATTGAAGCAACTTAAAGCCAAGCAATTAAAGTACGCTATTGACAAGGCTACCCTTGCTCTTAACAAAGGTTCTAATGTCTTTGACATTGAGAAGATTCAACTAGCTGCAGCTGAGAAAAGTGCGGCTGAGCAACTGGGCAAGGTAACTAGCCAAGCACAACTTCTACAAGTTACTAATGACCTTGCTCGCCTAGAAGTAAAGCAATCTATTCTTGCTCTGGATGAAGCCATTGCCTCAAAGGATGTCGCAGCTATTACTGCTGCAACTAATAAACTTAACGCAGACTTGAAGATTCTAGGAACACTTAATAATCAGGATCTAAAACTTAGAGATATCAAATCTATCCTTGACTCAATCCTTCCTAAGGATCTAATCAATCTAGCCAATTTAGATGCTGCTATTGCTAAATTAAAGTTTATTGGTGGTGGTGGTGGTACTACTACAGCAGCAATGTCTGGGACAGGTACAGGAGCTGCTACTCCTACCCTTCTTGAATCACTTGCAGCAGGCAGCTTTGCTCCTGTGAGCGGTGGCGGTTATTCAACTTCAGCAGGCAACTACGCTTCTAGCGGTTTCCCAGGAGCGCAAAAGAATGGTGGAGTCACAGTAGTAGTCAATGCTGGCACTATTGCCAATCCAGAAGAATTAACGACAATGATCCAGAGTGCAGTTATTAGCCTAAATAAGCGCGGTGACTTGCTTACTACTGCTGGGGCATTATGACCAGACCAGTTATTAACGTAATCATTGACTTCTCTACAGGAGCAAGTTTTGGTTATCCGTTTGTTCTAGATACTTCAAGCCTAGATGGTGGCGACGTTCTTTCAGACTCAGCCTCTGCCCTTGTGGTAGATGTATCTAACCTTTTGGACAGTGTTAATACTAATCGAGGACGCAATATATCTTCTGAGCAATTTCAGACAGGCACAGCTTCAATACGTTTGCTAGATCAGAATGGTGACTTCAACCCACAGAATTCAGCATCGCCTTACTTTACTTACTTAAACCCAATGCGCAAAATGACTATTACTGCAACCTACGATTCAGTAACTTACCCAATCTTTGCAGGCTACATAACAGGCTATAACACTTCTACGCCTAAGTTTAATGGCGATATTGTGTACACAACTATCACAGCTGTAGATGGTTTCCGTTTATTCCAGAATGCCCAATTCTTTGGAGTTACTGGTGCTGTTGCAGGAGAGACTACAGGCGTTCGCATAGGCAAGATCCTAGACACTATCGGCTGGCCTGCTACCCTGCGAGACATTGACACAGGACTAACTACAGTTCAGGCAGATCCAGCAACACAGCGCACAGCCCTACAAGCCTTGCAGACTGTTGCTACTACTGAGTATGGCGCAATCTACATGGATCATTCAGGCCGTCTAACCTTTCAAGACAGAAACCTAACTGTTTCATCCGTTGCAGGCACTCCAGTAGTGTTTAACGATAATGGGACAGCTATTGGCTACTTTGATGTTAAATGGGTCTTTGACGATACGCAGGTCTATAACCTTGCTACAGTCACTCGCACAGGGGGCGCAGTCCAGACAGTCTCAGATGCAGCCTCTATTGCCACATACTTTACACACAGTTATAACCAATCTGGACTTCTTATGGAAACCGATGCAGTAGTTCTTGATTATGCTCAAGCCTTTATTGCATCGCGCAAGGACACATCTAGCCGAGTTGATGAACTTACTTTGGATTTACAGCAGGATAATTACACTGCTGGCACTATTGCTGGTCTATCGCTAGACTTTTTTAGTCCAATCAGCGTAACTACGACCCAGCCTAACAACACGACCTTATCCAAGACAGTGCAGGTATTTAACATATCTCACTCGATTACGCCTAACTCTTGGAAAACTAGGTTAGGCACAGCTGAGCCAATTATCGATGGGTTCATCTTGGATTCGGCATTATACGGTATTCTAGACACTAGCGTTTTAAGTTACTAAGGAGATAAAAGACAATGGCTAAACAGACCTTCACAACTGGTCAAGTGCTCAGTGCTGCACAAATGACCAGCCTACAGCAGACTGCTATGGGCGGAGGTTCGACTACAGCAAAGACTGCCAGTTATACCTTAGTAGCAGCCGATGCTGGCACAGTCGTACAAATGAACAGTGCCAGTGCTACAACCATCACAGTCAATACAGCACTCTTTGCAGCTGGTGATACTGTACAAATACAGAATATCGGTGCTGGAGTCTGCACAGTAACGGCAGGTACAGCAACAGTAAACACTGCTGGATCATTAGCACTCAGCCAGTATGAGGGCGGGCAACTGTACTTTAATACAACAAGTGCGGCTTTATTCTTTGATACTGTGCAAGCTGGTGGTGCTGCATCTTTTAATACGTCCTCAGCGACTGTGGCAACAGCAGAGTCAACATCTTCAACAAGTTATGTCGCTTTGACAACAGCCTTAGCCGTAACAGTCACGACAGGCACAAAAGCATTGGTGAGCATAGGTTCTCGCTTCGGTAACGGAGCTACAACAAACACGAGTCAATACATGGGCTTTGCCGTTTCTGGCGCATCAACTGTTGCAGCAAGTGACCAATACGCAATCGGTTATCAGTTTTTTGGATCAAGTGTTAATTATCAACCTGTCCAAAACGGTACTTTCCTAGTTACTGGATTGACGGCAGGTAGCAATACATTCTCAACCCGCTATCGAACAAATGGCGATACTTTAGCCTTTACTAATCGCATTATTTCAGTAGTAGATTTGGGGTCATAACATGGCAATTACAAACAAAGAAATAAATCTTTCTCAACTAGATCAGGAATTAGGCGGCAAAGGTTTAATTGCTGATCTTAATAATCCAAGCAAAAAACTAATTCTGCCATCACAAAACTCGGATGTAACAGAAGCACAATTAGAAACAGCAATTGCTGCTCATGTAGCACAATCTATCGAGCCTAGTGTTGCTGATAAATTAGCAAGCGTCGGCTTGTCAGTCGATGACTTAAAGGCTGCGCTTGGACTGTGAAGCACCAACTAAGTAAAGCTGCAATTCAGTTACGAGAGCAGTTTGATGACACATTCCCAGATCGTGACCGCACATCGGATGGCTGGATCGGTGATACCCGACACGCAGCTCGCCCTAGCGATCATAATCCCGATGTTAATGGCTGGGTTCGTGCCATCGATGTTGATCGTGATGTCAGTGGTAAGTCCAAGCCAGATCTCATGCCAGATATTGCAGATCAGATTCGTCTCTTATGCAAGTCTAAAAAAGAACGCAGAATTACCTACATTATCTTTGATGGTCGTATTGCCTCAAGCAAAAAGCGTTGGGCATGGCGAGAGTACACAGGGGCTAATAAACACACACACCACTGTCACATCTCGTTTGCGAAAGAAGCTGACGATGATGGGGCTTTTTTTCAAGTACCTATGTTAGGCGGAGAATAATGAACATAAAGCATCCAGTAGTAATCGCAGTCGGAGCGTTCCTAGCAGTATGGGGAACGACATCTAACTTCTCTTTAGACTATCGACAGATTCTAGGCGCAGTTGTGGCTGGAGTATTTGGCTACGCGAGCCCTAAAAAGTGACACAGTCAGACTTCTTTACTCTCTACTTAGCAAGTCTTGGCATCATTGGCACTCTCGGTGGCTTTGTTATCAATCACTTACTTGCTGAAATTAAACGACTAAATAGTCGTGTCGATGAAATCCTTTTAATCCTCTTAGAGCGATAATTT